AACGCGGGCTTCCAGACACTGCAATACCAAGGCATTCCGGTAGTGTTCGACGACAACGCTTCGGGTATCGGCGCACAAACGGCGTACTTCCTGAACACTGACTTCATGAAATGGCGTTCCCACAAGGACCGCAACATGGTCGCTCTGGACGACAAGTCCGCAGTGAACCAAGACAGCACTGTGAAGACCTTGGTCTGGGCAGGCAACTTGACTATGTCGGGTCCGCAGTTCTCGGGTATCTACTCGAACACTTAATCATTGACTTGATTACGAAAAAGCTCCTTCGGGAGCTTTTTTGCGTTTGGGCGAGAGGTAAATAGGCGAGCACGGCAATAACGCCGCGCACTTTGCCGCCAGCTCGGTGAGCCGCGATAACAAGCGCAACTCGCACCGTTCACGGCAGGAGAGATTATGGAATCAAACACCAACACCAGCAACATCAACAACATCAACCTCGACGTAGCGATTGCTAATCAAGGCGGCACGCACCGTTTTGCAGACGACGAAGCACGCGGCATTCGTGATCCGCGAACAGGCCGTTTCATGCAGCACCAAGACATCGGCGAAGACACGAAACTCAACGTCAAGTTTAGCGCCGAGCCTGTTTTCTCTAAGCGCGAAACCTACTTCGCGGGCGGCGTCCCGAAGTACGTAGACATGGACTTCATCACGATCACTATCCCAGGCAACCGGGATCTGATCGTTCACACACCAGTTACCGACTTCTACATCTGGCGCTTTCCTCATGAGTACGAAGCCTACAAACGCGGCCAAGAAGCATCTGTTGTCGGCACGCCGTTGGAAATGTGGCCGGGTCTGCAACCGTCACAAGTAGCCGAGTTGAAGCATCAGGGCCTTCGCACAGTCGAACAGCTTGCAACTCTATCGGATACATCAAGTGGCGTACTGCGCGGCTTCTACGCGATGAAGCACAAGGCGCAGCAGTTCCTTGACGACACCAAGGACAAAAACGCCGCCGCAGTTGTTCGCGCCCAGATGGACGAACAAGCCGAACGCCACAAAGCCGAAATGCGAGCGCTTGAACACCGCATGGCCGCAATGCTTGCCGAAGCGCTTGCTGCAAAGGAGAGCAAGAAAGCTAAGCCAAGTGAAGGCGGCAACGGCAGCTAAATAGAGCGTTAAGGAGACGACACAACAAACATGGCCCAGAAGACCCTTTTAAACATCGTTCAGCTAGTGACAAGTGAACTCGGATTTCCAACGCCCACAACCGTTGTGTCGTCTACCGACACAAACATTCAGAAGCTGCTTGCTCTGGTACGTGCGACTTGCGATGACCTGCTTCGCGAATTCGACTGGCAAGCACTTCGAACAAGCTACTCGTTCACGACAACGAGCGGCGTTGAGGCATACCCCTTCCCCTCCGACGAAGAACGCTTTGTAAGTGGCACGTTCTTCGACCAGAACAGCCGTTGGCCGGTGCAAGGCCCACTTACCGCAATCGAATGGGCGCAGATCAAGGTATCGAACCTCGTAGCCAGCCCGTTTGAGCGTTACCGTGTCTTCGGGGGTAAGTTGCACCTGTATCCAGTCCCCGGCACTACGCCGTACACCTTCAGCTACGAGTACGTCAGCAACTCGTACTGCACCAGCAACGGTGGCGTACCGCAGACTGAACTCCAACAAGACAGTGACATAATCCGCTTCGATCACCGTTGCGTGATCTACGGCGTCAAGCTGAAGTGGCTCGCGTCCGTGGGCATGGATACGACCGTCGCCTTGGTGGACTACGCTCGTGCTCTGGAATACGCGAAGGGAGCCGATACCCCAACACGCCGCTTGAACATCGCAGGCAGTAGCGCGGGCGTTCCGATGCTCTCGACTGCGAACATTCCAGACACCGGCTTTGGGGGCGCTGCCTAATGTCGCGATCCTCGTTCAAGCCGCAGCAGCGCAGCGCGATCACTACGCGTATGCCTGCCCCCTACCAAGGCATCAACACACTCGATCCCCTGGATGCGATGGAGCCGAACTACGGCTTGAGCATTCAGAATTTCGTCGCGACAAATCAAGGCTTGGCCGTGCGCCAAGGCTACCGCAAGTGGGCAACTGGCTTGCCCGGCTCCTGCACAAGCTTGTTGAGCTATCACTCACGTAACAGCGGGTCGAACAAGCTATTCGCCGTATCGGGCGGCGGTATCTACGATGTGACCAATGGCGGGGCCGTTGGCGCTCCCGTTGTCTCGGGCCTTAGCACAATCAGTACCTACTGGCAGAGCGTCGTTCAGACCTACACGACAGCATCAAGCAGCATTCTGGTTACGGTCAACGGTGCTGACGCGCCACGCTTTTTCGACGGCGCTAACTGGATCACAGGCACACAGGTAGCCAGCCCCGCGGGCGTTGGTCAGTTCGCCATTAACGACAACAACGGTACGACGGTCAGCATCAACAACTTCGTTGATGTCGTGCTGCACCAGCAGAGCCTTTGGTTCGTGGCCAACAACACAACTAAAGCCTACTACTGCGACATCGGTTCAGTGGGCGGAAAGCTCTACCCCTTCGACTTCGGCCCGTTCTTCCCTACTGGCGGCAAGCTGTTCAAGCTCGCCACGTGGACAACGGACAGTGGCGGTTCAAGCGGTACATCAGCAATGTTGGTCGCTCTCTCAGACAAGGGTGATGCCGCCGTATTCCAAGGCACGAATCCCAGCTCCGCCACGACCTGGAACCTGATGGGCACCTACAAGATCGGTTCGCCGGTTGGTCGACGTTGCACGACGCAGTACGGCGGTGATCTGCTCGTGTTGACGCAAGACGGCCTGTACCCGATGAGCCGTTACCTGCAAAGCGCCCGAGTCGAGAACACTTCCGCGTTCACGTACAAGATTTCGCCAACCATCAGCAATCTTGTTGCTGCACTGTCCAACACTCCCGGATTTGAAGCCGCAGTGTACCCAGGCGCAAACGTGATGCTTCTAAACGTCCCGCAAAGCGTCCAACAGAACAATTTTCAGTTTTGCTTCGACACGATCACCAAAGGCTGGACGCAGTTTACAGGCTGGCCGGCGCAGTGTTACGGACTGTTCAACGACACGTTCTACTTCGGCGGTACTGACTTCGTTGCGCTGGCCTTTATCGGCTACAAGGACGGCGCTGACATCAACGGCGCGGGTGGCGACAACATCGTTGCGACCGCAATGACAGCGTTCACCACGCTTGATAGCGCCTTCGGTGGCGCACTCGTTAAGCACGTGAAGATGATCAAGCCCTTCATCGTAACGGGTAGCTCCGCACCGAGCATTCTTGTCGGCGTCAATACAGACTTCAACCTGACGCCAATCGTCGGTAGCGCAACCCTTAACCCGGCAACCGGCGCTGTCTGGGATGTCGCCAGATGGGACGACCCGAACGCGACTTGGGTCGGCAGTCTCACGACAGTCAACCGATGGACCGGTGTTGCTGCTTATCCCGCTTCTTACATCGCGGTCACGATTTCAGTTAGTGCGACGACCGAGACACTTTGGAGCGCGACAGACTTGATGGTCGCCCCGGGCGGTGCGTTCGTATGACAAGTAAACGAGTCATCGTTACCGATCAACAGTATGCGCCAGTGTTCTTGAAGTGGATGCGTGAACGTATTCGTGGCGACATCGGCGAGTTCGACGCAAACGACTGCCGAACAATCGCACACGTCTTATTTCACGAAGACCGCGATCCCGAAATCTTAGCAGTTGTCGCGATCAACAGATGGAGTCCCTTCGCATGCGAAGGGAACATCGCAAGCGACGGGACACGGCGCTGGTTCAGCAGAGATTTCGCGTTCACGGTCTACGACTTCGTATTCCGTCACGCTGCAAAGACACGGTTCAACTTCACTGTCGCAGTGGACAACGAAGCAGCAATCGGGATGCACGAAAAGCTGGGGCACTGCTACGTGGCCCGTCTGGAGGATGCATTCGGTGAAGACAACGATGCGTTTATCTACGGATTGACGCGCAAACAATGGTTGGCAGGCCCATGGTCGAAGCCATCAAAACATCAGGGAAAATGAAATGGGTCAAGGCACATCAGCAGCACCAACAGGCACACCAGGCATGCCAAGTATTCCGGGTATGTCGGGCACAGCACCGGGAGCAGCACCATCAGGGCAGACCGCTACCCTGTCCGACAACCAGGTTAAGGCCATTGCCATGTTGATGAGCAATCTGGGTAAGAGCGGACAGACGGCGCAAGGAATGGGCACGCCGCAAGGCCAATGCATGTATCCGCAGACAAGCACGATTCAGGGCGGTACGTACTTCAACCCGCACCAACAACGCTAGCGCATACGTCCGTTAAATCGGAAGAAAAGAGCCTTATCGCTCGCTAAGTAGGAAAGAACTTTTATTGAGGAAGGACGCGCAGATGTCCAAAGGATCAGCACCACCAGCACCCGATTACGTCGGAGCAGCAGAAGCCACCGCACAAGGCAACCTGCAAAACTTAGATCAACAAACGTGGGCTAATCGCCCGGATCAGATCACGCCCTGGGGTTCATCAAAGTGGACTGCTGCCGCAGATGAAGGAGCGTACAACACCGCTCTTAGCAACTGGTACGCAGCGGGCGCGGACCCGAAGACAAAACCGAACGCATCCACATACACCAAGTGGACCGAAAACATCACGCTATCGCCGGAAGAACAGAAAGCGTTGGATGCGCAGCAGGCTATTCAACAGAACCAGTCCCAGCTCGCGCAGACGATGCAGGGTCAAGTGGCGAATACTATGAAGAACGGGTTCACCGCTCCTTCGATGTCTTCGTACATGAATGGTGTCCCGCCGGTCAACTCGAACTTCCAAGGCTTTGACGCGTCAGGTGTCGGTGCCGTGGACCAAACGCGCTACAACCCAACAAGCTTTACCGGTCAGTATCAGGGCATTAACCAAAACTTCACTTCAGGTACGGGGCCACTGCAAATCGCAGCGCAAAGCCAGCCAGTGAATACCAATGTTGGAGCGTTCACAAGTGGCGCTGGTAGCGTAGATTTGAACGCGCCTCAGTTCGACCAAGCGTCGGCTGATGCTGGCACGAAGGCCGCATACAAGGCATCGACTGGATTGTTGACCGATCAGTGGCAGCAGGACACGAAGAACCTCGATGTCCAACTCCGCATGCAAGGCCTTACACCTGGGACCGAAGCATACAACAACGCGATGCAAAACACGCTGCGCGTTCAAGGCCAGCAACAAGACCAGTTAGCGAATCAAGCAGTCTTAACCGGTAGCCAGCTAGCAAATGCCAACTACGCATCGGCGCTGGCCGGTTATCAGGCCCGTAACGCGGCACAAGGTCAATCGTTCAATCAAGGCATCACCAACTTTGGCGCAGCAAACACAGCGATTGGTCAGCAGTTCAACCAGAATTTGAGCAATGCGCAGTTGAACAACTCAGCGAGTGCGCAGCAGCATGGGCAAGACCTCGCAGCTTTCAACGCTAACAACGGCGCAGCAACGCAAAGCCTGCAAAACGGTTTGGCGCAATACGGCGCCGCCTTACAAGGTCAGAACCAGTACAACACTGCGGCGGGCCAAGCGTACAGCCAAGCACTCGGGTCGTATGGCGTCAACCAGCAAGCGCAGTTGAACAGCAACGCGGCGCAGCAGCAATCGTATGCACAGGCGATGCAGCAGTACCAGACTGCTTACCAAGACGCGTATCAGAACTACTTGCAGCCACTGAACAGCATGAATGCCGTTTTGACCGGTCAGCAGGTCGCTATGCCGCAAATGCCAGGCTTCACAGCCGCAGGCTACACCCCAGGTGCCGACTACAGCGGCGCGGCCAGTTCGTTAGCGCAGTACAACTCGGGTGTCGCAGCTCAGAACGCCGCCAACTCAAGTTCAACAATGGGAACGATCGGATCGCTCGCTATGGCCGCAGCAGTCGCTTACTGATGTCTGCTGTTTCATTTAGTGACGTGATAGACGCGCATTCCCGCGTCGCACTTCAATTTAGCGGAGGCCGAGACAGCTTGGCCCTGCTGCTGGCGATGCGTCCATCCTGGGATCGCGTCACGGTCTACTACACGAACAGCGGGGACGCTTACCCAGAAA